CGAAGATAAACGATTTTTTGGCAATTTGCGCAAATAAACTACCACTATGCCAGCACCAAAAGGAAATCAATATGCTAAAGGAAACAAAGGAACTGAAAAGAAGTTCACACCGCAACAATGGCAAGATAAGATAAATGAATATTTCAGCTTTTGCGACAATAACCCACTTTACAAGAATGAAGCACTAAAGTCAGGAGACAGGGCAGGAGAGATTATAAGAATACCAGCCGCACGCCCCTACCTGATCGAGGGGCTTTGTAATTACGCTAATATTCATCCACAGACATTTTATAATTATTTGGAGAAAGAAGGTTACGAAGAATATTTCGAAATTACAGCACGCGCAAGGAATCGTATCTTTCAGCAGAACATCGAAAACGGCTATATAGGGGCTTATGACAGCAATTTAGTAAGTCGCAAACTTGGTTTAGCGGATAAGAAAGAATTACGAGCTGAGCTGAAGGAACAGAAGATCAACCTTGAATATAACGGCACACTCGTCAATTTGCGTGGAATTTAACATTTCAGAGCTTCGGCAAAAGTGTTTCCCCGTGAAAATGGCTATTAAGGTTAAAAGAATTAAGAGTATTAACAGTTTCGGACAGTCTAAAATTAACATATGAACTTTGACCCGTCGCCACTTTTTTGGACAATGTGCAAGCTTTACGAGCAGCATTTTGTTTTAGTTCCGAAAGCGGAGCGGCAGCGGCTGACGATATGCAATGAGGGATCGACACGATCGGGAAAAACCTGGGACTTCTTTCATTTTTTAGTAGCAATCTGCGATCAGAACAGGCAAAAGAATCTGGAGATATACATCTACCGCGACACACTAACGAACTGTCGTGACTACACGTTGAAGGAATTTGTAAAGTGCTTAAAGGTGATTGGGATTTATAATCCTGATCTTTTGGTCGGTTACGGGCAAAAACCTCAATACGACTTGTTCGGGAATAAAGTTTATTTCAGGGGATTAGATTCCGGCATTGAGGCGCAGCCCTCAGACATTTGTTTTTTTAACGAAAGCCTGGAGATGGATGAAGAACCGGTACAGAACGTCTTGATGCGCTGCCGTCAGATGGCTGTTTTTGACTGGAACCCTAAATATACCGCGCATTGGTGTTTCGAGATGGAGGGCAGGCCGAACACGTTCTTTACCCTTACAACGTACAAGAACAACAAGCACTTAGAGCAGACGATCGTTAACGACATTGAGAGCTGGTGCCCCTGGGAATTTGAAGACTTAGAAAAACCAGAGCCTGAACGCAGACCTAATCTGAAGAACATCCAATCCGGAACAGTGAACCGCTTCAGGTGGTTGGTGTATGGTCAGGGTGTACGATGCGCAATGGAGGGGCTCGTGTTCCCGGATGTTACTTACATTCCGGAGCTACCCAAAGACGTGGAAAAATACTGGTACGGGCTTGACTACGCCAACACGGTAGGAACATATGCGTTTTCTGAGTGCTGCAGAAAAGGTAGGAATCTTTATTTCGACTGCCCGATATACGTAAAAAACCTGAACAGCCTGGAGGACTTTTACACTATCTTCAAGAAGCATTACGAGACAAAAAAGAATGAGCGGCCCGGGCAATGGATAGTCATTTGCGATTCAGCCAAACCGCAAAACAAAGTTGACCTTAATGGCTGGGCTTCGAGAGATGGGCTTAACGTCGTGTTCTTAGACTGCAAGAAGTTCGCCGGATGTGTAACGTGGAGAATAGACCTTATCAAGCGTTATTCTATTCACTTAGTCAATCGTGAGCACATAAGAAAAGAGCAAGAAAACTACTTCTATCAGAAAGTGAACGGGATTGAACTGAACGAGCCGCTTAAAAATGGTTTTGATCACTTCTGGGATGCGGCAGGTATGAGTATTCAATATGAACAGGAATTAAGATGAGCATTATAAGTAAGTTATTCAAGAAGAGCAGAATTATAGATGCTCAGACATACGCAAGCCCCGTTTATTCGCTGTATTCAAACACAGCGAGATACATAACTGGAGACGGTGTGAACTTTCAAACTAACTCGTACCGATACTGTCCGCCACTCCAGGGCGTGATACAGAAGCGAGCAAATGCTCTGACAAGGGGGGTGATACTCCCCGTTGACGACAAAGATCAGGTTATCGCGTCTTCGGCCTTTAACAAG